AGAAGAACCACCGGCAATCGCAGCAGCATCTTCATTTACCACGTCATCAAGGCTGGTGAAGCCAGCACGACTAAACACGTAGGCAATGTCCCCAACGGCCCAAGCTGGTGCTGGTATCGGTACCCCGTTTACGGTTGACACCGCTACGGGTATCTTCAATACCACCTATGGTCGAAAAGTCTGGCAAGCCCTCAACAACCAAACAAGGTTTTTCAATGCAATACCACGGGTAGTCTGGGGGAATACAGCTGGTTGGCGTGTTCGTTCAGACCGTGGTAGTGACCGTTCCAGGCCCATACTGGAGACTGGAAACCTCCCCACTGTGGACATCTCTCAGATAGAGACGATTAGTAGCTTGCCCCGAATCGTTGCTACAACCTTCGGTGCGTCTGTTAAGTCCGTCTTTACTGCCCAGTTAGAGGGTGGTATCGGGGATGTGCTGGCGTTGGAAAATGAGAACGCCCAGTTAGACCACATGAAAGAGGTAAACTTTGAACTGCTATCTCTGTCAGGAGCGAGAGCTACTGGCGGGAGTGGTAGTACGATTGAACTTAGCAGCAAGGCTATTGCGGATAACTTCCATCTAGGTGACGAGGTAGCTCGTTACGATGCTAGTGGTTCTGCTTTTGACCTTACCTCTGGTGTTACCATTGGTGGCACTGGTGCTACTGGTCACACTGCTGCTGGTATTATGACCGTAGACACCTCCAGCCCAGCTTGGGCCGTTGGGGACATTGCCTACGTGTTTAGTCGTGCTGGCTTCACCAGCCTTGATGACGTGGTAAATGAAGATGCTGCTGCGATTGCCGGTGGTTCTTCTGAAGTCCGTGCTTACGACTTGACCTATTCTGGTCGAGTTGCTGGTGCTTGGAATGCAGGAGCTTTTGTTTCGCATAACTCTGGTGTAGGCCGTGACCTTTCATTGAATCTGATTGATACTTGTATTCAGAAGATTCGTGAAAATGGTGGAGAACCGAAGCTAATTTTGATGGGACATGACCAGTACTTCAAATTGGAGAGGCTGCTCAATTCCCAGCAACGGTATATGGGACAGGAAGAGTATCAGGTTGGTGTTGGCTCTGAGCGAACATTCCCTGGCACCCGAACTGGACTCGTACTAGCCACTTATATGGGTATCCCCATCCTTCCCGATGCTGATGTGCCTAAGTCGCACAGTTCCACCAGCACGGTACTGGGGTCTAACGTCTATGTTCTGGATACAGACTATCTGGAACTGGCGATTGCCCAACCCACCCAGTACATAGAGAACCGAGACTACTTCGCTGCTAACAGCTTGGTGGTCAGGGGCTTGCTGTACACCCTAGGTGAGATGCGCTGCAAGAACTTCTTCGTTCAGGCGAAGATTGCAGACCTCAACGCCTAACCACCTGATTAGGGGGCGGGGGCCTTACGGCCCTCGCCTTTTAGTCATTATAATCTAGGAGGATAACATTATGGCTTTTGCAATTACTGTTCCAGGCAATGCATCAGATATGGTAGGTGTACCTGGGAATAATAAATACGTCATTAAGACATGCACGTTTACTGGCTCTTATGCAGCTGGTGCTTTAACCGCTACTACCCTGGGTTTGGAACAGATTCATATACTTATAGCTCAATGTGAATCTATTGGATTGGTAGCACAATATGATTACACTAATGAAACTTTAGATTTGTACGAAGCTGGAGGAGATGGTGCAGTTTTAGATGAGGGAAATACGGCAGCTGGAACAGTTGTTGTTCGTATAATGGCATTTGGCCGATAAGATGCTATGGCAAACAGCACAGATAATGATTTAACCGTTAACCTAGCCGTTTATATGGAGCGGCTAGATTCATATATTGAGAGTCAAACGAGGTTGAATGAGTCACTCTGTAACAGATATGAAAAGATAGACGAGGAACTAGATGAAATCAAACATTGGAGAACTAAGCTTTATGGGGCTAAATCTGCTTCTGTTATATTAGGAGCTATTTTTGTTCACTCCGCAGTTGTGTTGGGAAGCCTCATTGGGATAATGACTTGGTTCTCAAACAAGTAGGAGTTTAATATGCCAAATTCTGACCAATTCCCTGAAAACTGGGAATCTTGGGAGATTGACCCAAGTACTAGGACAAGCGTCCATGTGTGGAATAAGTATGTTCCCATTGATGTTAGCGTAGGTACTTCAGCAGTTGACTTGCTGAGTGTATCACGGGGAACCCCCTCTGTCAACCTTGTTAAGAATCCATCTATTGAACATGCTACCATTACAGAATTCACTGCTTCTGGTTCTGCGATATCTCAGAGTAGTGCCCAAGCTGCATCCGGTAGTAATTCTCTTTTAGTTAACCCCGCAAATTCCGCAGCAGCGGAAGGGTTCTACTGGTCACATACCTTTGCAGGACATACCGAAGGTACCCACATCTGCGCTCAAGCTGAAGTACGGGGAGCATCTGCATCAGGAGACGCTAGGTTAGAACTTCATAGTAGTGCTGGAGTTGTATTAGCTACCAGTGCTACCATTAGTTTGTCTACCGCTTTCCAGAGGATGACTATCAGCTATCAAATTCCTGAACGGACAGCTGCCGATTATCGCATAGCTGTTGTGTCTGTAACCCAACATAACATTGATTTCTATGTAGATAAAATTGGTGTGGAACAACGTAGGGATGGAGTTGTCCAATCTTATGTAGATGGTTCACTTGGAGTTAACTACGAATGGTTTGGTACGGCTCATCTTTCTGCTTCTAAACGAAGACCGGGAATCAGTGTCGCAAGAGGATTTAAATTAAAGAATGGGCATGGTTCTCAAACAGTATACATTGCTTTAGATACTACCGCAAGTTCCTCTACTGGCGTATTATTGAAAGCTGGAGAAACATGGGAGACTCCATGGCCCCTTGACATACGTACAAACATATCTGCTTTAGCGTCTGGGTCTAGCACCCAGGTATATGGAGTAGTTTATGGAGTGCATCAGGGCTAATGGGATATACAAAAACTTCTGAAGCTGCAAATCTAAATCGTTATCAAGCTGTAGATGATGATGCATCTGTTATATGGTTAGAAAAAGCTCAATCAGGTAAGGTATCTCTGGAAGATATTCAGGATGCTTTAGCTGAGTTTTCTAAATTATTCAAAGCGGGAATGGCTTCCAAAGCCGAAACCCTTACCCTCGCAAGAGCTTTTCCAGATTCTCCTACCTACACTGAAGCTGCCCGAAAACAATCTGACAAGGATGATACTGACCCCATTGTTATTGGTGGCCCTGCTTCTGTATCTTTAGTAGATAGAGAGGGTCATTTAATTACTACCCAAGCTTTAGAGAGAGCCTTTCAAAAATTTATGAGTAATGACAGAACTCGTAATGTAATGGTGCTGCATTCAGACGTACAAATCGGTTGGGCTTTACCAGCTTATATTTCTAAGGGTGGGCAGATATTTAAAAGTGGAGTAGATGACAAAGGGCTTTTCTTTATCTGTGAACTACGTGATGATACTTCTATCGCTAAAAAGGTAGCAGACCAGATTCATAAGGGAATGCTTAAATCTTATAGTATTGCTGGAAGTGCTACTAAAATTCAAAATATGACCAAGGGGCTAGTACCCTATGTACAAGTAGATGATATGGAACTAGCAGAGGTTACAGTTTGTGAAAAGGGAGTTAATCAGGGAGCTAGCTTTGAAATACTAAAAGCTGAAATGCCGCCAAGAGCGGAATCTCCACAAATAATTGCACCCATAAGGAAGATGACTATGTATTCACATGAAGATGGGACTATCAATTTTACTAAGTCTTTTACAGAATGGTTAGTAAAGGAAAAAGACCCCTTGACAACCAAGGAGTCTTTCGTTACACTTAATAACGAAGCAGGACGACAAGCAGAACACGCACAATTGTTGAGAGAGTATGGATTTCCTTCTGCCCAGCCAGTCGAGTCAATGCGTTATGTACCAGTAGTAGAAACTGAGACAGATGATGATGGTATTCCTGTACATAATCTACCCCCGTGGGTTGTTAATGAAGCTGGTGAAGCTTTGGGGGATAGACTGGATGAGGATTCTCCAGGCTATAAGAAATCCGATAAGGCCAAGGCTAGGCAGAAGGCAGGGTCAGCCCAAAAGATGTTCCTAGAGTTTATGGAAAAGGATATGCCCACCAACAAACCGTTGCGATATCCTTCTAAACCTTATGGAAGGCCAGCGGGTACACCCGCACCCGTAAAAACAAATCCCAAACCATCAAAAAGGGACAAGCAAGAAACACAGGTAAACCCAAAAAAGGATATAGAAAATGTTATGGGTGTGGAAAGACAAGCAAGAAACACAGGTAAACCCAAAAAAGGATATAGAAAATGTTATGGGTGTGGAAAAACAACCCGAATCTACTCCAGGGGGCGTGTCTAGACGATTTACTTTGGGAAATCCCGATGCACAACCCTCTGATAGAGAAATAGAAGAACAAAGTAGATTAGCTGACCAAGCTGAACAGGATGAACGTAGAAGTCAACAGGAACCTTATTCTAAGACAGATAGGAATATTGTTCCATCTAGAAGAAATAAAGAGGATAGGTCTGTAGCCAGTAAACAAGAGATTGAACGAAAAGCTTTACATAGAAATGTGGGTAGGGGTGTAAAAGGAGCTTTCGCTGGAGGAAGAGAAAGCAGGGAACAATTGGGGGAAACCCTTTCTGGTGCTGGAAGGGCCGCTGGACGTACCCTAGGTGCTGCTGGACGAGGCATTGGCAGACTCTTTAGTGGTGGAAAGGAGAGGGCTGCGGCTGCTAGTAAGGGAGCCGCTGGTGGAATCGCTAGTGGGGCTAGGGGAGCCGCTGGTGGAATTAGAGGAGCCGCTGGTGGAATAGCTGGTGGAGTTAGAGGAGCCGCTGGTGCTGGTAGAAGTGCTGCTGGTGGAATAGCTGGTGGAGTTAAAGGCTTTGGACAAGAAGTTGGACGGGGCTATCGGAGGGAAGCACCTAGGGGCCGAGATGAGGATTATCTTAGGCAAGGAGAGCATAAGCAACCTGAGGAAAGGAAAACTATGGCTAGTCGAATGGGTAGACTCTTTAGGGGTACCCAAGAACAAGCTGGCAAAAGAACTGGTCAAGCTGTGAGGGGTGGAACAGCTTTGGGACGAATGGGAATACGTGGTGCAAAGGTTGGTACAAGGGCTGGTCTACGGGGAGCCGGGGAAGCTCTTGGAGGTGCCGCAGAAGGCTACAGGAGTTTTGACCGTGGTTCCCAGAGATTCAAGAGTTTCCCAGAAGGAGACAAACGATTTGGTGGTGGGGAATATGATGCCCCACGGGAAGGTACTAGACCCTCAATGGCTAGACGTGTAGGACGAATGTTTGGACAAACTGGTAGGGGTACCCAGGAAGCCGTTGGTACTGGCGTAGGTGCTGGAGCCAGATTTGGTGCTGGTACTGCTGCGGGTCTAGCTGGAACGAGTGGAGCAAGAGGGGGTGGAGACCCAGAAGCCGTTGGTGGAAAGGGTAAATTTGGTGGGGCTGGATATCGACTTGGCAGAGTAGGAAGAGAGTTTGCTAGGGGAGCCATGCGTGGCGGTACTCCCAGCGAAAGGCTGAGGGCGGGAAGGGATGAATCCCGATTTGGGGAAGGAGCTAGAGGAGGTAGAGAATCTACTGCTGAACGAATGGGTAGATACTTCGGTAGAGGTAGTAGAGGCGTTGGAAGTGGAGCGGCTACAGCGGGGAGAGTAGGAGGAAGAGAAACAGCTAAATTTATTGGGGAACAT